CGTCAGTCCGACCTCGGGCCACTTCTCTCCAACTTTTTCCTTTACCAGCCACCGAACATTTTCACAAACATGCTCGAACTCCTTTTCCTTGGAGCCGTGCATTTTCCGGTGCTCTTCTTCGTTCGAGGCATCAAGAGATATGCGAACGTGATCCGCGCAATCCCCGAGCTGACCAATCCAGCGATCAAGCATGCCGCCGTTAGTGACAACCAGTGTCCGGAATTCATGGATTTTCGCCATTACGAGCATGGCGCCAAACTCAGGATGAACCGTCGGCTCGCCACCGCCCGAGAACTGAATCGCTCGGCAATCCATTTCTTTCAGGTCGTACATAACCTCAGCGACTGTCTCGGGGCTCAGTGTGTGACTTTTCTCTGCGATCGTGGCTTTGCGGAAGTCTAGCGGTTCGCACCAAGGGCAATGGTGGTTGCAAAGGTTCGTTAGGTCGATGTTGGCCCGAATCGGTCCCAGCTGCTTTCCGGCCAGAATGTCTTGGATGCGGTCGCTCCACCGCAAGACGCGAAGCTCCGAATGGCGCTCGCTCATTCGCCACCGTGCGGGCAATAATTCCGCTTGAGACACATCTGCTCGCACCAGCCAGACATTGAAGCGCGCGTACCACAGAAACCAAAACACTTCACGGAAATCAAAATCAATCCACCTAGAAAAAGTGCCCAGAATACTGCGAAGGCTATCGAAACGCGCGAATACCTCATTGCACTAATTCCTTTACTCCACACTTCGCGAGCAAAACCTCAAGCCGCTTCTCGAGCGAATGATTCTTGTGGACCTCGGCTGATCCAGTCGCTGCGATCTTCTCGCGCTCCTCGGCCTTTTCTTCGCTTGACCATTCGCGTAACAGTTGCGCTACGAACGGCACGTTGCTCGATCTGTAATAGACGAGATGGCGGCCAGACTCGAACGGGTCCATGTTCTTCGAGATACCACGGTCCGCAGACAACATCGGCGTTAGCAAAAACGTTCCGCAAGACATCACCTCATAAACTTTAGATACGAGCAACTGGCTAAGCGCCGGCAGATTGAAGAACACGCCGACTCGCCGATAATTGTCCGCCAATCGTCGTGCCGTATCCTCGGCCTGAAAACCGCCCAAATCCGTCACGGAACACCCGCCGATACGCACGCGCGGATGATTGTGCTGGCTCAGAGCTTTCAGAAAGCGGGCTCGCTTCTCATACATCCAGCCGATGAAACCAATGTCCCATGTCTTCCTAACGGTTCCATACTTCGTGATAACTAAATCACCTTCAAACCATGGAATCGCTCGGAAAATCTTCGTATCTACGCCCAGCGGCAGCCAATGCGACCGGTCCTTCGCAAACGACTCTTGGTCGTGGAACTCCGCATCCTGAATCGCCGGAAAGAAGTGCTCGTCCGACCACGCTTGAAGAGTGTCGAAATCAATCGTGTAGTCTTCGCGGAAAAACGATTCGTGGTACCACGCCAGCTTCGGCGCGGCGATCGTCTTCCACTCATATAGCCCATAAATCGGATCAAGCCACGGAACGATATGTTCTGGGCCGCTCAGAATCACCGCATCCGTGCCGCGAAGTGTCTCTAGTGACGGGAAGGTCGCTTTAATCGCTTCGAAAACGTGTGGAGCTGGATTTGCCACGTCGACCGGCACGCGGCCGGGGACAACTTGATGTCCCATTCGGCGCAGCGTGCTTTCGATGCCGTGCGTCGCGCTCCACGCCGTCCGAGGTGCGTCGGGGTAGAAGACCGCGATCTTCATACGCCCGCTGCCCTCGTCAACACCTTCTCAACTCTCAATGCCGAAGCCTCTCGAATTGCATGCTGCACAAGTACTGTCGGGTTAGGATCTGGCTTTTGCGCCTCACTGCTCAACAAGTTGTGCCAGAATGTAGCTTCGGTCTCGAATACCTTGCGGATGGCTCCCATCAGCACTTGATTGCCGAGCGCTCCGCTTAATTCCTGTTTTTCCGTTAGCGTGAGATTCGACTGCCTCATTGCCCTACCTTTGTCTCAACTGCTTTCATTCCAGGTGACTCCGCATCTGGTGGCTCTTGCGCCGGCTTCTCTAGTTCTGATGCGGCGTTCGCGGCCCTTGCTACGCTCTCAATCGCTTTTGCTCCATGATGCACAAGACCAAGCGTCGCAGTGCCATGACTCGGCAGATTAACCCCGCTCAGAATCGCTTCCTGAACATCAGGCGCTAGGTCTTCGAACTTCGCCGCAATGTTGAAACTTACCTTCGGCGGCTGCGTTGGCGGAGGCGGAGGCGGAGGCGGCATAATCGCCTCTTCGGGCGAAATCCCCGGTATCGCCTGCACGAGCGCCGCAGCAAACGCCCTCGGATTCAATATCGTTGGGCATTGAAGTGACAGCATGAAACCCTGCTGAATCTTCTGTAAGCGGTACTCGTCATCATCCGCCAGCGTTGAGCCCTCTTCGGGCAGAATCTCGTACTCTTCCTGAATGTCTTGCGGATCGATTTTGATCGTTCTCGGATTCCCGCCCTGCGTCCGAGTACTCAGCGCCTCAATCACCTGTTTCAATCGATTCGGCGCGCCTTCCGAACTTATCTCGAGCGCCTCTTCCATGGCCTGCTGATTGAACGCCAGCCAGTTCTCCATCACTGTGCGAATGAATTGACCGAGTTCGTTCAATTCGTCGGCGAGAATGTCGTCGCCAGCCTTCTTCTGCAGAATCAGGCTTGTAGCCAACTTACCAGCTTGCGGAACCGCTTCATCGCCAGGATTGAAATCTGCCAGCGCTGGGTCCGCTTGCTGCATCTCTCGAATGAGCTGCGCCGTATCCTGAAACGCTTCCGGCGGCATCATCGGATCTTGCAAAAACTCCAACTCTGCCAAACTCTTAACTTTGAGTAGGCGAGCGAAACCGGTTCGCACAATGTCCTGATCGGTGTAATCCGACCCTTCGAGCATCTTCAGTAGCGGCACCAACTTATTGTTGATGAAGTCCGTTGTCTGATTCATTCGGACATTGCGCAACTGCATCACGAAGCGCGTAACCCGCGGCGTCGAATCGCCAACGCCTTCGAACAGGTCCGGCATCAGCACCATGTCCGTGTGAATGTACCGACCGTATGTATCCCATGGATACCATTGCTTGCCGAGGTAAAGGCTCTCTTCTCCGACATACTCAATGCACAAACGCCCATTCACAATCGAGTGGCGTTCATCGATCATGAAACGCTTTCGCGGCGGCTTTACTGGCTTGCCAGCACTCAGCGGATCGGCGACCGAAATCGCTTCGCGCATCATTCGGCGCAAGCTGATCGACTTCTGGTCGAGGTAGTTTCTGTCCCCTGCCATCTCCATGAGCTCTTGCGCTTTTTTAGGATCGACGACTGGCGTCTCTTCACCAGTGTCTGGATCCTCGCTCATCTGCTTCGTCCAGTAATCGAGCCACTGTTCATCTCGAATACTGTTTTCAATCAGATACGCGCTTTGCGCTCCAGAGTAAAAGCCCGGCTCCGGGAAAATGTCCCCTGAGAATACGTAATCCAGCATCGGCCCGTTGTACTTCAGGACATTCACACCAAGCGTAACCGCATCGCCGTACTCGGAAACGGCTTGACTGATCTCGGCTTCGCTTAACTGATTCCCGTTTTGCCCCACCGCATCATCGATCTCGTCTTGCGGCGCGCCCTGATGCTGCATCAACTCTTCGCGCGTCAATCGCTGCGTAACCCGGCGAAAACGCCGCGTAACCTGCACCTTATCGTAATAGCTCTTGCCCCAGCCGATTCCAAGGGCTTTCGTGCAGCGCACAATTCGGCGGAATGACCGTTGCGACTCGCTACGGTCCCACTGGTACATCAACTGAGCAGCTGTTAGATTGGCTTTTTGCTGATCTTTGCCGCGGAGCCTTAAATTCGGCATGTTCCGCGTTAGCCGCGCCGTCCCTCGCCGCACCATCATGTGATGGTCGGGAAGGCAAACATTTGACCGATCGTGATCCTCAACCTCTTGGCCTTGGTCGTTTTTCCGCACCAGCGGCTCGACCCGGCACTTCATATTGCGATAAACTTCGGTCCACTCCTCGTAAAAATTGTTCATGAAGTAGCGCTCGCTTGCGCGGCGCTGCTCTAGAATCTCCGAGGCATTGTCGTCTACTGCGCGAGTCGTTCCGGCCGTCGTTGTGACGGTATCAGTAGCGACATTGGTTCCCGGCATGAACTTATTCGTTCAATGCGGAAGACTGACCGGCAGGCGAATCGGGGTTCGGGGACTCTCCATCGCCTTCAGGAGACACGCTCATGCTGCTTACCAATTCCTTCATGTGTTTATGCAGCGATGCTGGCGAAGTGTGAACGTGCTCCTCGGGCGGCTCGTAGTGGCTCATAAAGGCCTCTTTCGCGCCTTTGCCTTCTTTACGTGGCTGGGGATGATGCTCGACCCGCACCTTATAGCCGCCGTGTGCCTTGTTCACTTCAAAACTTCTTACGCGCTTTTTCTGCTTCGCCATGCATCCTCGCTCTCAATTGCTATTCGCGAACTGCGAACTTAGTCTTTTTCGCTTTCGTTCGTCTTATGGGCGAAATTCTCGTCGTAATTCCCCGCTGTGCTCGGCACGCGATCGACCATGTGTAGCCCGGGCGCGGCTTGGTTCAGCTCTTCTGGACCAATGTCGCCAGGAGTTTCACTCAAATGGCCAGTTTGGCCACGACCCGAGGTGTGAAATGTCTGATACGTCTTTTTCTTTGCGCCTGCCATGAATCCCCCTTGGACTCTAAACTTTAGGTTTCTGGAAACTCTACAAGCTCTTGCTTCGAGCCAAGAACCACTCGAATGCCGGCTGTGTGGTGAATAAATTCTTTGTCTTTGCCCCCGGTCTTGCCACGGCCAAGCTTTCGTCGCGGCCTTGCAGCTCCGAGCCTTAGAGACTTGGGCATTTTCGACAACTTGTACTTCCCGGGCGCGAAGCCCGCTCCGCGGTCGAACGACACCACTTCCCGCGACACGCTTTCCGGCAACAGATATCGCTGGGCGACTTTGCCGCGCACCAAATACGCCGTCTTGACACTGATCAGAACGCCATCCAACCCAAGCTTTCGCTTGCAAGCCACAGCCATCGCGCATGTCTTGTGATCTTTTCGATTGGCGCTATCGACGTCCCGCATTGCCACTTCAACGTCCACGCATTCCGTCGCATCGTGGATAATCTTAACGTTTGGGAAAAACTTCTGAACTACTCGCAAAGCTGTCGGCATACAACCTCATTTCTTGCACGGCCGCGCGCCGTAAGGCTTTTTCAGCGATCGGCGAAGGTCATCGTATCGATCAGCGTCTGCTGGGCACGTCCCGACAATGTGCGCTCGATTCAACGACTCGGTACGAATCTCATTCTTCGGGCCGCCCGGTTCTTGCTCGCAGCAATCGCTTCCCTCTTTCGCCTCGTAGCCCTCTTCCGTTGTCCGGCGCTCTTCCATGAATTCTCCCTAATAGCTTGGAACCCACCAATCTCTTCGGTGGAAACTGCGCTGCACCGCCGAAACTTTTGCTCGGCGACCGCGAAAGGTTTGAGGTTGCTTCTTTTCTTTTACTGGCGAGGCGATCCCCGGGCCTGAAGTCGCGACTTCAGCTCGTGCCCCTGTCACGATTTCATTGGACCGCGAACCCGGACCGTTTTCCGAGCCCCTCGCCAGTAAACTCTTCTTAATATCCACCAAAGCGTTGATGGCCTTCGGCGGAAGCATGTATCACGACAGTGCTATGCCGCCCTCAGTACCGGGCTGCACCGCTGATCGAAAGCCAAGGATCTCAATGGAATATCCGTTCGGCACCGTGATATCGCTTGCCAGCACCGTCGCTACCGCTTGCTGTGTTAGCGCTGTCGGCACAACAAGCGTCCGGCGGGGCGGCAAGCGAACCTGCCAAGCAGCACCACCACTGCCAATTGCTGGCGCGCTCGCGGCTTTAACCAACTGGAATTCCACATCCACTAGCAACGTTTGAGCCATGCATTAGAACTCCTCGAAATACAAGCCTTTTACGATAAACTCGCGATCGCCGCACTTCAGCCTGAGCTCGGTTACCTCGGACTCGAGTCCATCCACGATGCTCTTATGCTTTACCGTGTCCTGCGTACAGACCAACGTTTCTGCTTTGTTGATCTCGCGAACGCCTTTTGCCAACTGCACGCCAACCCGCGGCGGCGTCATCGGGATTAGGATGGCCTCACCGTTTTCGATACCACGGTAAGAAAACGCAGCGCCATGCGTACCAGCACGCACCTGCAGCCAGCCACAGAGCAACAATAATCCGCCGGCGCATGCTGCTCGCTTCACTCGATTGCCTCAGCTACAAATCCGAATTCTTTGGAAATCTCGGCAGGAAACCAACCTGATTGCATTACGACCGCAACGGCTTCTACTTCATCCGCGGCCTCCGCTACAGTAAACTTAAACTCGAGCCCGGCAGCCGAGGAAGGGATCTCTTGAATTGTGAATCCGCTATAGCGTCCCTTGGCATCGTAGAACGCTGTTCGCTTCGGCTGTGGCGTATAGACTGCTATCACTCGCCAGCGCTTTTTCATGCATATTGGCCTCTTTTGACCAAAACGCTCGAAAAACTCTTGCAGGCAAGCTATTACAGCCACGATCGCAATACCCTTTAGGGTCTATCTCCATGGGCCCGCACTACGTTATGGTTCTCAAACGATTCACCGCGGCGCTTCGGTTCAATAAATCGCGGACCATCCAAAAGCCCGTAACTCAAGCAATCGACCAAGTGCCGTTCTTTCTCTCGGGGGTCGCCAGGGGCATCTTTCTCCTGAGCGGCAACGCCTTTCAGCTCCTTGAATCGCAGTCCCTTGATCTGCGACACTAGAATGTCGTTGTCGCCATTCCCGCGTACAATCCGCAGCCTGGGACGTTTCACGCCCTCGCAATCAGTTAGCCGCAACGCATCGCTGATCTTGTCGTAACCGGCGTATTCCCTGTTCTTCTTTGCTGGCCGAAAGATAATTCCTGCTTTGCGGTACTTCTCGAAATAATTGACGTCCTCTTCGGCGTCAAAGTTCGCGCCAGCGGGATCCATCAAATCGATGTACGATTTCGGGAACAGCCTCGCATTCTCAACCAGCCGCAATCGATCGACGTAATCCTGACATCCAAGGCGCCCGAGTCTCTTTTGCTCGCGCTCTTTGTTAACTGCTTCCGGCCACCACGACCACGGCACCAATAAATCGCCGTACTTGTTGACCATCAACCACACAAAAGCATGTGCCCGCCTGGGATGCGGATCACACATCAACCACGTAGTCCAAATGTCCGGACTCCAGCTATCCATCGAAACGTTTACAAAATGGATGCTTTCGTCGAACTCCGGGAACCACTTCTGACCGCCCCTCGCGTGGGGGTCAATCTCCATCTCCCGGTCCCACATCGTGACGTCGGGATAAGCGCTCTTTAGGTCAGCCACCCGGTCGGGTGTCATCAGCGGGTCAGCCGAGTAATGCAGCCGAATCACCTGAATTCCGGCGGCAGGCTTACCGATCGGGATCCTTCTCGCTGATAGGCCTTTCACTTATTCGGCTTTCTTCGCAGCAACAACAAACATCGTCGCCGTAACCACATTCGCATGGGGACACGAAACCACAGAAATCCTCTTCTTTGTGGACATGGCCGCACTCTTGGCAATTCATAAGTCACACGCTACCGCAGGCTCTATCAGGTCAAAGAACCAGCCCGGGCAGGCCGAACTGATCGCCAGCAACTTCTTTGGCCTAGTCGAAATCGCGTTTGCATACGCTTCGGCGCCATTCTCGTTAAAGGCCGCTTCATCCATCATCACGATGGTTGGATGCTCTGACCTGATCTTGTCTGGATTCTTGCCCGGCAGTGCTTCGAACCACCCGCCACCGCCAAGCTCGAACCGGAAGACCGATTGATCTTCGACCGTCTTCTTCTTCCGTGGCAGCGGATATAAGCTGAGTAGTCTCGGATCCTGGCGCTTATAAAGCACCTTGACGTATTCAATGCACTTCTCGGCGCGGTCCTGGTCAGGGCACCAGTAGATGCAGCTGGCTGGCTGATGAGTCATCACGTAATGGAACGTCTCACCGCACGCCCACCACGTTGCCATCACCGTCCTGCTCTTCTCTACAAAGAGCTTCGCTTCTCGGTGAAACGCCGTGTGCAGCACATCGAAGTACGCGTAATCCGGGAATGGCTTGTAGGGATGAACGACATCGTGCTCATCCCACGTTTCCGTCCACTCCCGCATCCACGTCAATGACGACACCAGAGGGGCCACTATGGGAGAGCAGCTTAGAAAGTCGGATTGCTCTTCTTTCGTCAGCGACGACCAAACGTACGGTAAACGTTTTGGATCGAACTCGATCTCGTTCAGCCTCTTCGTCCCTCTGCGCATTTACGCCCTTCCACTCACCGGCTAGCTTGAGGGCTCCTAGCCTCGTGGGACCATCCGGAACGGTTCCATACAATCCAACCCTTTCTGCTCTGAGCAGTGGCACTAAATGGTTCTCAATTAGAGATTTATTCGTCAGTCCAAGCTCTATCATCATTTCAGGCATTGTTTTCTCGATTGCCTTCAATGCCTGATAGGCGGATTGATCTGGATTTTTTGGGCTATATCCCGCTTCGATTGCTGCCGCTGCGGCCGTCTTTGCCTTGGGAAGCGCCGCTACCAACCTGCTCTGTTTCAAGGTCAGCTTCTTCCGCTTTGGCTCGTCGCCAAGCGGTTTCTGCTCATCGGACATTTTCACCCTCCCGCCTCGTCAGCGGTTGTACTTCCAAACATGAACTTGGCCCAGCCCAACGTACATCTATAAGTTCTCAGCCAGTGGCCCGATGGGCGTATCGGGCCGGCCTGGCCACATGCGCGCGCAACACCCGGTGGAAAGGATCACCGGGAACTCAAATCCCATAATACAGTTTTTACCCGATGTACAATATTGAACAGCGCTCCCTAAACTCAGGCCTCAGCATTACTCTTGGTAATGCATCGTCCCCTCCGGGAAATGTCGGGCTGGCACTTTCCTGGAGGGTTTCCAATCTAAACTTTAGACCGCCAACTCTCCCTGCATCGCCAACACGATAATGAACGCATCACGCCCATAGTTGTCATGCACCCATGTCCCAATCGTCTTGTCATCCCCAACGAAGGAGAAATGCAAGCTCACTTGGTTAGTATCCACATCACACTCGAGACGAACCTTCTTGATTGCCACATCCTCGGCTGTTACCGCCGGTCGCGTTTCTGACTCGCCCTTCTTGGGCTTGCCAGCATAAATCTCAATCAGTCGTTCTTCCCAGGCATCGGCGAAGACAACCTTTTCCGCTTTGTCCGCAGCCATCAACTTCGCTACGGTCGCGATATTCACGGGAAGAAACGCTCGAACTTCTTCCGTCACCGTAAGCACCATATCTACGCGAACCTTACGGTGCTCGTCCTTATCGATGTAGAACTTTGCAGACTCAATGAAACACGGAAACTTCATCCCTTCCAGAAACTTCTCGCTCTTGCCCATATACCTCCTTTATCTGATCGCCTTTGCTGCCTTCCGATACTTCGCCCCCTTGCCGTGATGCCACTTACGCGCGTTCAAAGCAAAGGTTGCCCTGCGTCGCTCCGCTGGATTGCTGCTGTGCTTCGCTTCCTCTTCCGACTTCACTGAGAGCTTCTTCCCCTGCGCTACTCCCAAGTCCTTGTGCAGGAGTCCCTTGTGGGACGGCTTGATGTCGATCGCCATGACTCAGCCTCTCGTCTATCCACGCCAGTTGCTCTTCGGTCAATCGGTATTGGCGCCGGAACCTCTTTGCCACGAACGCCAAATACCAGCGACCGTTCTCGGTTAACTGGGTAATGTACCCGCTGTAAATGTCGCGAATAAACCGCTTCGCGCCGGAGCCAACCGGGAATACAGCCACCGACACGGTGTCGGCTAGCCCCTTCTCAAACGCCGATAATGGTGCCTTCTGTTTCATTTCATCGCTTTGGCGGCCTTACGGTACTTTTTCTTGGCCCGATACTCTTTCTTCCCGCCCTCGGCTGCTCGCTTCTCCGAAAGCATAATAGCCACGGCTTGCTTCTGCCTGCCAACCTCAGGGCCGGATTTACTGCCGCCGTGAAGCTTTCCGGCCTTCCATTTTTTCATTACCTGATCCCATGGCATGCGTCACTTTTGCTCATCCTCGGGCACCATTCCCGGGGCCTTCTCTTCGATCGCTGCAACCGTCTCAGCGCGCTGCAAGTCACCACCCTCAGCCAAGTGACCATGATTCGGCTGGATTACGTCCAAGCCACCGCTAATCACTTTACCGAGCTCGTTCCCGCGATCGGCGGCGCGCTGCGCTCGAGAACTGATTGTTTCGTCGAGATTCCCGCCAGTAAACACATTCGCTGCGTCATCGACCGCAACCGCATCGCGGTGGAGATAACTACGAACCTTTTTGAGCCAGCCAAACATGCTAGGCCGTCGGCTTGTGATACACCAACACCAACGTGCCAATAGCCCCCACAATGCCTGACAGCCATGGATACTGATGCACGACAGCTTGCCCCGCCGGACTCGCGACGAACGTCACGATCGCCACACCGACCAGTGCAAGCACATGCGTAACTTTTTTGATTTCTCCCATCACTTTCCCCCTGCAGCCTTCTTGGCCGCTCTCTTTTCCTGGACTACTGCCACAATCCCCTGAAATGCCGCGCCACCGCCAATCGCGGCAATGTTGTACGGCGGTGGAATGAACTTTCCGGTAGCAAGCGCCACCTGGCTAACGATCATCGCGCCGTGAAACAGGATGTGAACAAAGCGCGACATGGCTACTTCAGCCGCAGGTGCTCAGCTAGCGTCAAGTGCAGCTGCTTTTCCGGATGACCGTACTTCCGGCACAACGCGTTGTATTGGCGCTTGAACGTCCCAAGCTTGAGCGTCTTGACCGCAGGGCTCGGCGTAACCTTGCCAGTCTGCGGATCGGCTTCCCAGCTCACATCAATCGGGTCTGAGGCATCACAATTCGCCCAGACGTGCGGGCCGCCCTTTTGACCCACGGGTTCATAACCAAAGCAATCTCCCTTGATTGCCATAGCCTTAACCGCCGGCGCGGCGACCGCGCTTCCCGCCTGCGCTTGCAATTCCGTCTCGAATCCTTGCAACGCCGCAATCAAAAGCCCTTCGCCGGATTCGGCGTACCCTAAATCTTTCGCGTTCAGGTTCAGCCCCAACGAGCCCATGTCCGTTAGAATCTGCTGTTGGCTGCTAATCCCACTCGAAATTTCAGCAATCACTTTTGGAAGCCCGGTCTTACCAGCGCCAGCCGCCTGCGCACTGGCTATTGCGGCGTCGAGGTCGTTGAAAACCTTCTGGCCGGCTGCCGCATCCGTCGCCACTTTCGTATTCGCCGGCGCCACTACGGCCACGATGCCATCCAAGACGCTAATGCCAAACGGCATCCACGCACTGATCGCGCCCAAGACACTGCACCCCACCAACGCCACTGCCAAGATTGTGCAGCCCGCATACAATCCAATTCTCTTCATATCGCCTCCGTGTATTCTTTGAACACAAACTGCCCGAAACCTAAAGGTTTAGATTTGTTCCACCAACTGCATCCGACCGCCGCGACCTGCTTGCATATCGGCGATCATTGCCTTCGCCCACGGTCGTCGCCTCTTCAACTCCTCGGCCAAATACGTCCCGTACTTCGAAGATAGTCCGCGGTGCGGTATCTCTCGCTTGAACCGCAAGACTCGCCCGGGCACCAACCACTCAAGCAAATAGTCCGGCTCGCGCCCCTCGTCGTCTTTCGCGTGCTCGCGCACGCCGTCGACTGGCTGCAGGGTGCCTTCGACGTGGTATTCGTTCAATTCACGCCAGTTGATGTGGTGGTGAAAACAGCAGGGATGCTTGGCAAGCGTTTCTAAAGTAACCGCTTTCGCAACGACACAAATATGCCGTTTTTGCTTCACTGACACCTCGGGCTGGTGAGATGGCCGTCTTGGATCGCCGCGGCGCGCGTTACAGCGTGGTGGAATTAATTTTCGTCACGCACTTATTTTGATGCGCGGAGAAGAAATCACGCAAGGGCTTTTTGGTTTGCGATTCTATTAGTGACGGATTTTTTGAGAGATTGTTCGTGCGTGCGAAAAATATCCCCACAGGACTCGCATTTCCGATAGCGGATCACTAATCCGCCGGCGTGCTTGGTCCTAACGACTCGATTTTTCTTGCTGCTACAGGCTGGACATTGCATGGATTCGTTCCCCCAAACTTCTCCAATGCGTATTGCAACAACAAAATCGCGTCCGCTTCGTCGTCTCCCATAAGCGCAACACTGCGCTCGGGCTTGGTAAACTTGCACGCAGCCGCACGCATCACCGCTTTGTCGCTTTTGCCTGAACCCGTCGCCCACTTCTTTAGCGTCATTGAATGTACGGAAGTGTGTTCAATTTTATAAAGTGCACCGTACTCCAAAACTCTCGTCATCAGCCCGACGGCGATCTCGGTCGCCGCTCCGCCGCGGTGGTGCGCTTGTTCGAACACCAATAAGTCCATGCAGCGCGCCGGATGTGTCGGCCTCTGATTTAGCGCAAGGTCGGCCTCCAGCCAGCGATTAAACTTTAGAAACAGCATCCCGTTCGACTCCCCGCGACTCTTCGAGAAATCCTGAACCCCACTCTCCATACGTGCCCCATCCCAGAGAGCCCAACCGGTCTTTGTTGCAAGGTCCAAAGCTAAAATCCTCATCGCTTCTCCTCTGCCTCTGCTGTCGTGACCGGCCAGCAATACTCCCCTGCCAAGTGGATCTTGTCGTGGCCAAGACGTAGCTCGCACTGCCCGCTCTCTGGATGGCGTTCCTGGCAGCGTGGGGTGAGTGGCGGGCGCAGCGAGGGGTTCAGCGTCTTTGCGTGCCTCACACCCATGTAGAAATAAAGTACATGCGTGCATTGGGGAAACTCGTCGCACTCGCAGCCTACAGGGTCTTGGACTGCGAGCCATGCGGCATTAATTGCTTTTGAGATTACATCCTTGTGGACATGTACGCGACCATCGCTATCCACTGTCCAGCCGTCTACCGTTTCTTTGGCTACTCGTAACGCTTCCCGCAACTCGCTCATCGGCTCGTGCCCTCCTTGGTTAGGATTGCTTTAATTTGATCAGTCACATCGAATTTGCGTTCCGCAACGAGATACTGTGTTTTCTCGCCAGTCTCTCAGTTTTGTCACTCATTTTATCTGCCCGCTTCTCTCCTGCTGAGGGTGGCGCTCACGCGGAGGCCGGCCACCCAACTTGCCGTTCTTGCGCGAAGCGGCGGCTTTCTTCTTGGATTTGCGCTTGCCGAGAGCAACAGCGGCAGGATTCTTACGCATTGCGGGACTCTTCAAGACCCGCCACGATACCGGCCAATCCAGTAAGCCGGTCCCCGCGATTTTCCTGAAAACATCGCTCGCACTCGTAATAAGCTATTGCATGGGCGTTTTCTGGAACACGTTGCGGTCCTGGCTTCGGCATCATGAAACGTTTACTGCACACTCTCCCATGCTTCTGGCAGTGAATCGAGCTGCCTTCCATTTCGACTGTTTGACTTGGGATGTGATTTTGATAGTCCATATTGCCTCCATGCCCACCACTCTATAACCTAACGCTAGGTTTGTCAAGGACTATTTATCATGCGATAGCTATAATGCTGCCCGCCCCGACTGTTTGCTCACCCCTCCTTCGTTGGCGCTCCCGGTTGAGCCAGCGCGTTCAAAAGTTTCGTCAGTGCCTCTGCGTTAACAGCCAACCCAACATTCCAATTCTTATTCGCTGCTCGGGCAAGGCACGCTCGAACTTGGTCTATTGTCAGCGTCTCCCGCGTCCCCGGCGCTCCTTGGGCGGCCAGCGCGCGAACCCTCGCAATCAAAGGCGCGTAAGTTGCTAATCCAGGCCCCAACTTGACGCCTAAAATCTGACAGACCTCCATCAGAATGTTTTGCACTTCGCTCACTGGCAGGCGTGGCGTGGGCGCTCCTTGGGCGGGAGGGGCAGCGGGTTGGCGTAATCGCATTATCGCCAAGTCTCGCAGTTGCGGCAGGTACCACATCAAATCCACTGGCAGGTCCGCGAACACCTGAACCGGCTCAATGGAACTGCCAACAGCGCCATTCATCGCATCTATCGGCAACGTCCCCGCATACAGGAAAATTTCGTGCTCCGCTTCGGTCGGATCGCAATCGCAGAAGAATCTAAGAATGGGCCGGACAGAAGCGGTCAGTTGTGTTTCTTCGAAGAGTTCACGCTCAGCGCTCTTCTGGACACTCTCACCGTTTTCTACAAGTCCACCAGGGAACGTCCACTTGCCGCGAAACAAAGGGTTGGGATGCGTGTCGGGTTTGCGAAGAAGCAACAACCGCGAAAAATCGTCTGAGAAAATTGCCGTCATGGAGTAGCGATGCGGCGTGCGCCCCGGCTCCCCGACAGGGGCAGCACTCGTTTGCTTGCTGTCCGCTCGGTGCTCCCCGGACACTTGCTGAGATGGACTAGGTATCTGTAAGTCCTTCAAAATGGCACCTCCTTCTGCGCTCAACACCTCAATAGGAGCGGCGCGTTTTGCTTTCCAAATATTGAAACCGTCTTCGATGATTCCACCAATGTAACCCGTGAAATATTCTCGATCTGTGAGCATGCCATCCGCTTGCAATGTGTCAAAGCACTTTGCTGCCTTTTCAGCGCAGAAAGCCGACCATGAAATTTCTTCCTGCTGTGACATCTCAGCCTGTGGCGACGCGACAGGGGCAGCGGTAAGAAAGTCCTCTCGCAGCACCAAAGCGTGAGCGCCAAGCGTTGTTAGCGCGATACTTCGTTCGTCTTTGGTCGTCCCTTCTAGAAATTTGCAAGCGCAATCCTGTATCGCTGCCACTAGGTCCTGCAACTCATCGAACCGCTGCGGCGACGCGACAGGGGCGGGCTCGTGCGGCTCAATCACTCCGCAATTAGGGCAGCGAAATCCGGCAACGTGCATCAGCTTATACGGGCACGGCTCCTGCGGCGACGCGACAGACGGAGTAGCGAGCGCCGCCACATAACTAGCAAATTCATCAATCGACCGTGCGCTTAGAACGTTACCGTGCCGCTTGTAAAGTTCAGCTACCGCTTTCGCCCAAATCTCATTCTCCGTCATGGCTCGACTCCTCTCACCAAAACAGCGTTATCAGAACCGCAATCGCGCCAATCGTTCCCAAGATAACCAGAAGCGCCTTGCCACGCGCCAACTTATCGCCCGCCCGCATCTCACTCGTCGTCATCGCGCCCTCCACTACTTTGGTAAGCATAGATCGCAGATTGGCCCGTCTCCAAAATTGTCCGAGTAGCCAACTTCTTCACCTATGATGCAACCGCAACGCGAGCAGCAGAACGGCTTCTCCTCTGGCTCGTCAAAAATGTCGCCTTCATCGGGGTAATCGCGGTCATCGCCCATTGCGTCGTTGTCCAAGTCTCGCGCCTAAATCTCCCCTCTCACTCGTCGTCATGCCTTGGCTCCTTTGCGCCGATCAATACGCCTTCCCTCCAGGTTGTAATCTGTGCTCTCTCTTGTGGTCCTCGCGCTGCGCGTTAAATGCCATTTTCTCGCGGTAGGCACCTTCCAGGTCATAGCCCAACCCTTCGCAAATATCCAAAATGCGGATGACGCAATCAGCAAGCTCGACCTCGGCCCATCTTCCTGTGAGGCAGTTTGTCGTCTTGCAGATTTTTTCTATGGCCCTCTAACGCTTCAGATAACTCAGAATGGCAGAGAGCTATCAATTCTCCGAAGTTGCGCTTCAGCGGCTCGCCCGTATGAATGTCTACCCACCATCGCTCGTTTGCCGCATGAACCTCTTTTGCGTAATCGTTTAAGTTCACTTCTCCGCTCCTTTGAGGAATGCTGCCCTAGCCTCCCAAAATTCTCTTTATTGGCCCACTGCTGGCTCACCCACCTCGGACCTTGAGCAGCTTTCGGCGACCGCATCATTCAACCGCCTTTTTGTGTTGATAGAACCACTGCATCAACTTCCGGCGCTCATAGTCATTCCAGCCCAATTCCTTTTGTCGATCGGTCACAATGTTCCGCTCAAGAGCAGTGAGTTCATGGAACCACATCGGCAACACTTTGATTTTCTTTGACTCAATGTATTCGCAGACTTTCCAGCTTTCCTCTGGCGAAGTACCGAATCCCATGAGCGCATAGGTGCGAATATGCCGCTTGGCTACGCCAGCCTGAAGAAGTCTTTCTAGCGCGCGATCCCACGCCTCGACATAACTCATCGAATCAAGCGCGAGGCGGATCGTCGGGTTTTTGAGTCGCGCGAACCGTTCTGCATGATGCTCCGTCAGGAGCCGTGCGTCCGTCCCCTGATTGAAGTCGGACCATTCGTGCTTTTCTAAGCGATCGCACACGCGGTCGAAATGCGCAACGCTATTGGCAAGCAAATTGTTATCCGCGATTACAGGGAAATCGGGCCAATCGGGAAGTGCCATTAGCTTGGGATGAGAACAACCTTGTCCCCGTTCTTTGCTTCACGTCCATTTTTGTAATGCATTTTTTCTCCTTTCAATTTAACTCCCAAACTTTTGACGCGAAATGCCATCGAACTAAACCCCGGACAGTCGTTGTGAAACCTGACCTGCTAGAATCTCCAGCATCCCTGCGAGTTTGCCTCGATCACGGCGGATGGGTTTCCTTATGGCTTCAGTGCCGCGGACGCGGCCCTTCCGCGCTCAATCTCCGCATAATCCGTCTCTCGCAGTAGTCGCATATACGCTTTCGTGTACTGACGCCGCCAAGCTTTATCCTTCCAGCATCCCGGGAATGTTTCCGGCAATCGCGGATCCCTAAAAATCCTCGTCTTTAGAAAAGTCCCTTCTGGACGCTTTCGGCCCCCGTCCGACAGTTTCGAATCACTAAGTCGTTTCCGCGCTGAAACGTTCGCGCTACGAATCCGAACTTTTGGAGACCGATTCCCTCGAGGTGCCCTATGAAATTCGATCCCCGCACCGTCCAAATGTGCGTGTCCGGGTCGTACGTGCGGCAACTTGGTGGCACTTTCATTTTCAGAAATTCGATGAAGTCCGGATTGTACGGAAACTCCAGCCGGAAGTTCCCGTCGCCCAAGTCCCGAATGTCGAGTTGGTCCGTGTTCATTCCATTGTCTCCTTTCAAGTTCCACCCGAAGCTTCCGCATAGCCCGCTTGAAAATCTGCCACGTCCGCTGCGGGCTCGCACCGATAGCCCTGCCGATCTCATCGAAGCTGGCTGCGCAGCCAGCCTTTGCCCATGCTCGGTGGTCGCTCTTCCCCATTACGCGATTGCCCTTTCTCCGAACCTTGTTCGGCGCCAGTTTTGCCGTTCTGTCAGTCGGTCGTGCTCAACACAGTAACCCTTGAGGTTGCTCATGCGGTCATCGCGCTGCGTTATGTCCTTCCGGGGAATGACGTGCGCAGGGATCTGGCATGCATGCACGCACCGCCAGTTTCCTAGCGTGTATTCGCACCGGCCTCCGCAGCGCTTCCACAGTTCTCGTTTGCGGTCTTCCCAGTCTTTGTTTCCGGAGCCTAGGAGCAGTTCCCGGCCATCTTTGGCGACGTAACTGCGCGGGTCTTTGAAATTCCGCGCCTCGGTCGCTTGTCTAGCTGCCTTCACGCTCGATCTCCAAAAACCTAAACCTTTAGACTTCCTTCACGGCCGACTTCGGACGCATCACGAAAATCAGGCTCGAATCTCTTTTAGGCTCACGGCCATAAGAAAATTGCTCATAGCCGTCGCCATCTTCTTGCCTCATCCAACCGCCTTGGCAGTTGTAAAAGGCTCCCCGAAACGTTTGTAGTTCTTGACCGCTTTCGAGTTGTTGCAAAACCTTGCGGTCGATCTCCGTTTCAGGGGTAAGCACAAACTGCGTCAGCCCTTCCTGGATGTAGATTGCCGTTTTCACGCCGTCTCCCCTCCTATCGCCTCGGCGGTGAGCACTTCGTCGGGCGTCGTGTTGATCATGGCGGCAACTATTTCCAGAACCTCCCCGCGGCGCGCTGGCTTGAGTTCAATGTCGATTTCTGCCAACCGGGCTATCTTTTTCTCGGCCTCGTACCATTGCTCTGCCACGGTCTTCGCCACCGTAAACGTGACGTGCACTCGTTCTTCGGATGGCGGGATGCCGTACTCAGCCCGCTTCTCCTCAACGATCTGTTCGAACTGCTCGTTTGTAACAACGATCGCTTGGTCAAGAAGCTCGGCACGGTCTTTTTCCTTCACCTGGGTCAGCAAATAGGCTTTCCCTTCCGTAAGCAGGTGAATCTGCTCTTCCGGTATGCCCTTGAGCGCCCGCACAATCCGTAGGCTGCGCTGAATTTTGGCAATGCTGGCTGTATCCCCAAAAACTGACTTCATCCATTCCTGGGGGTTTATTCCCATCGCCGTTGGCACTTGCCTGTCTAGTGCTTCGCGCGTAAGCCTCCCGATCTCCCACCAATCCGCTGTGATCTTCCGAAACGCAACGCGAATCGCCAGTGTGGCCTCTTTAGCCTCCCGCTCGGTCGCTGTGGTTATCCGCTCGACTTTCGGCTCTACCATCGCCTCTGTCTGCGCAGACACGGCCCGTTCTGGCGAGGTCACTAACTCCGTTTTCTTCTTACGCGGCATAGATGCCCCTTTCTCTCAAAACTTTCTTGAACGTCAACCTAGCCCGAAACCGCCGCGCTTTCCGCGCATTCTCTGAACTGCCCGTATCTCCATTCAGAAAGAGAAGCCCTTCTTCGCGCACCAAGGGAGGCATTTGACTGATTGCATGCTTCATCGCAGCGTTGATTTCCGCTGCATACGCCATTTGCTCTGGCGTTGGCTGCTCCGCTGCGGGTTCCACCATCATTTCGTTGTCTTCCACTGTCAGTCGCTCGTCCAGGCTTTCGTGGGCTCGGCAATTCTCGTGGCGCAAATGCATCAGTGCCTCATTGATTACGATGCGGCAGAAGTATGTTTTGAATTGCGCATCGCCACGAAAATTTTCACGAAAGCGCCACGCCTTGATCGCCGCGTTCTGCAACACATCTTCCACATCATCCGGATGCCGACTCCGGAGCACTTTCATGGCGGTGCCCCGCGCTGCGCGTTGTGCCTCGACGAGAATGGTTTCAAAAGGTGGCATGTCTAAACTTTAGGTTTCTTCCCTTTCGTCTTTTGCCTTCTTCTTTCTGTCCGCTCGCTCCCGACCCGGCGCCGGGGATGCTTCCATCCTTTCGTTCGTGAACAGCACGCTGTGTTCGTCGAACCCGATTTTCTCTGCTCCTGTTTTGTCGTTCCTCGCCTTCAGCACGTACGCTAGCGCTAACTGCTTGTATTCCGGCTCCATCCCGTGCAGGAAATACTCGCGCATCACCCAGAGGATGTTGTGAGCCGTATTGGCTACTGAGCTTGACCCGAAAATCTGCTCGACTCGCGGCGGCCGGCGTCCACGCGCCACGTCCTCGTCCACTTTTCGCGGCTGACAAAGCAATACGAAGCAGATATTCAGGCGTTTGCACAGCGCCAGTGCTTCGGCCATAAACTCTGCCTGGGCCCGGAACTCGTCATCGCGCATCTTGAGTCCCGCCCGAATCACCAACTGGTCATAATCCACAATCACGTAATCCAGCCCGGTGGATCGGTGCGTCAATTCGCACATCGACCACACCCGGGCCGGCCTAACGTCTCTGTCCACAACAAGAATTCGGCGCGTGCGCTCTTTCAACGCGGCACTCGTAAGATCACTGATTACGCTGTCTGGGTGCCTGATAATCTCAGGACGCCGAAGAAGATAAAGGGGTAGGTTTGCCGTGTGCGCCAGCTCGCGTTTCGCCAGAGCCTCCTTGCTCATTTCCGCGCTAAAAACCAACCCCTTGTAACCCGCGTTGTCGGCGTTAATTGCGCCTTGCATCGCGAGCAAACTCTTTCCATGGGAAGTCATTCCCACGAGTAAATTCAAATCCTGGCGCCGCCACCCTCCCGTCAAATCGTCGATTTTCTGAATTCCAAATTTCCAACGCATCACACTACCGGGAAATCGGATGGCCTCCACGACTTCGTTCATCGCGGAATTGATTGACTCCTCCCATGTGCTTGGCATCGATGCAGTGCCGTCTTGGCTCATCAGCGAGAGGAACGCGCCAGCACCGTCCTGCAGGAGCTTCCCAGCGTCTTCCTTCCCCTCAAAAGCCGCTTCCTCCAGCGTTGCGCATGCTGTAATTACTGCTCTGCGGCGGGTGTGTTCCTTCACAATTCGCGCATGATGCGGAAGATTGCCGATCTTCGCCACGCCTTCGGAAAGGGATGCGATGTACGGGCCCCCGCCAGCATCCTCGAGCTTCCCCTGCCGCCCCAAAAAATCGAGAAGGGAAACCATGTCCACCGGCTTCCCCTCAGCGACAAGCGCCTGGCTAGCTGCAAAAATTAGTCGATTCTGGTAGAGGTAAAAATCTTCGCGAGTCACATAATTGGCCGCCTCCAATACGGCTTTCTTGTCGAGCAACCCCGCAGCCAATATCGCCCGCTCGGCATCCGAGCTGTACGGCATCGGCCGTTCCGAAATCGCCTTCGTCATCGCATCAACTCCTCGGGTATCCCGCACGCGCCGCCGATACGACCGGCTGGGTCCTCGGATTCATCCGTCGGAGGGTTAAGTGTCCCGTTCTTTTTGGCCAAAATCAGATCCTCGGCTTCGTCGAAAAGAAAATTCCGGTCAGCAAATTTGTTCTTGTAAAGGCTTCCCTTTCCGTGGAGGCTCACATATGCATTGATTGCGTCTAGTACCTCGGTCTCGCTGAATTTGCGGCAGAGTTCCGTGTATTTTTGAACTGCGGTATCAAAAGGTTTAGGTTTGGTGGCCCTTCCAAGCGCATCACGAAAACAGGTTTGGAAGTTTGAGAATCGTCCGTCATGATGTACGTGGCTTCCTACTTCTCCTTCTCCTTCTCCTTTAACTTCAACTTCTAAGGGACGTTTCGTTTCCTCTTCGTACCGCATCGGAACAGCTCGTTCCGGCTCGGTCCGTTCTCGTACGCATTTGTCGCGTCTCTCTCCGTTCTCGGTAAATGCCGGTCCAAGTTCGGACGGGTGCACTGGATAAGCCACATCGGCGGCCAAATCCTTCCTCAAACTTTGGTGTTTATCGAAATCGGTCAGATGAAGATATTGGCGCCCATCGGCCTCATAGACCGAAATCAAACCAACCTTGGTAAGGTCCTTGAGCGCCTTTTCGGTCGACTGCTGAGTTGATCCTTCCTTTTCGGAAACGCAGTTCGCGTAAACTCGGAGTGCGTCCCTGTAATAGTTTCCGTTATCATCCACCCTGGTAATCAGCCGAAACCAAAGCTCACCGGCTTCGAATGACACCTTGTTCAACTTCTGCGATTCGCATACACGGTCGTGGATCATGCGTTTTCCCGCCACAGCGGCCCCCTCAGTTCCCCTACTACTTCAACTTCCCGAAATGTGCGACCACACGAAAAGCTTCCGCAACGTCGCTAGCAAACTCCGCGGCAATGCCGTCTATTTCGGTCTGGACTTCAATCGGAAGTTTCTGAGATATCGGCTGTAGACGCCGGATGAGGGAATCGTAAATCTTGTCGCTTACACTCTTCTTTGCTGGTGCAGCGAGCGGGCTGGGCATCGCTTACCTCCTCAGTATTAAAAAGGGTGGGCTCGTGAACTGTGAAAACATGCCGTGCAGACCGGTCCCACCCATACCGGATTCGGCAGTTGGAGTGAATGAAACAGCGCGAATGCATCAGAACGGAATATCGTCGGCCGCTGTGGCGGGCACAACTTCGGGCTCCGTCTTCAATCCAGGCACGAACGGCACGTTCTCCGCCGGCTGCACTTGATCCGCGAATGGAGCTTCTGTAATGGCGCGAACTGCGGCATCATTTTCGGCTTTCGCAAATTTCTCGACTTCTGCCGCTCTTTGGTTGTCTCGTTCTAGGCTGATTAGCTGGTGGCAAGCGCTCTTCGCTGAACCTGCCAAACTGCAAATTTTGTTGATCTCGACGAGTACAAGGTCTGATTTCTTTTCGCCAAGAAGTTCCTGTGCCGATCGCACTGCGTCCCAAATGCGGTAAAGTTGATGATTCGTGATGTCTGCCGCCCCTCGGACAGCGCGTTCACGCCCATATTTCGTAACTATGTGATCTGCCATTTTCCCCTTTCTAAACTTTAGATTTTTCGCCCGACTGCCTTTCGTTCCACCACTGCCGAGCTTCCCGTTCCGACCATCCGATCTTCTCGACGAGATACTCGACAAACTCTTGTTCCGTGATCTCGGGCGGCTGCCCGTTCCTTGCTTTGGCGGCCGCCCGCTCAACCTCGGTTTGCTTCCGAATCTCCACTTACGCCTTTGCTACCTCTTGCACCGCTGGCCCGACTGCCTTGATAAACGTCACCCGTTCTTGCGTGTACGCCTTTCGGGTTACGGTGGATTCCTTAATCGGAATCCGCTTGATGGCCGCCACCCATTCGCCGTACACAACATTCGTTCCACCATCTGCGCAAAGGGCCTTCACTTCAGCCTTCACCTCGTCGTCCAGGTCCTCGAACTCTTTTGCCAGTGGCTTCAATTCCGTCAGGCGATCCGTCTTCTGCGCCAATTCCGCAGCCATCTCGTCCGTCAAAATGTGCGCCGCGATACCGAAATTCAATTCAGGCAGGCATACGTTGAAAAATTCGCACTCGCCACACAGATCCGGAGCGCTGATCTTCATGTCCTCGTCGGGCATCTGGCCGATTTGCACGAGCCGGTTAACCTTCTCAGCTTTCTTCAGCATCACTTCGGCGCGCTGCAGCTCGTCATCGCCTAAAGTGAATTCCAGAATCTTCACTTGGCCAGTTGATTTGTTTTTGAGGATCATCCAGTAGCGCCCGACGCCTTGCAGGACCATGTATAGAGAAACCTGCGCGTACCACTTTTGGACGAATGACCATTTGTGAGTTTTCAGGTCATCGACGGAATTGATACTGTCGTAAGTGAACGGCGAGCAGGACTTGATTTCGGCATGTACCCCATGACGCACGCCGTTCTTTTTGATCGTCAAATCCTGCCGCCCGGTAATCTGGTACTTCGGCCACGCCATCTGCCCTTCTGCGCCCTCCACGTCGTAGCCCATGGCGAATAGGTCGCGCTTGATGGCCCGCGCCTGGTCGTCGCCCTCGGCGAAAATCATCCCAAGCGATTCTTTGAGCGCACGACGATCCCTTGGAGCGACCGTACGGTTGTAGACTGCATACGCCTCACACTCGTGTCCCAACGTCGTCACCCAATTCGACGTCGCCATTGATGTTCGCTCGCGACCCTTCTTGAGCGCTTTGTACTCTTCAACGAGCCTGCCCGGACTCAGTTGTTCCTCAATTAAGGTTTCCATGTCTTTTCTCCTTTCAATATGGAATATCTTCATCCGTGGCTTGGTAACCGGAACCGGGTCGCCTTATGGGCTCGCCTGTTGCCTCCCATTCCCATCGCCCGATGCGTAGGGCGCCCACTATCGAATGCAGTGGTCGATCTCCTGGCTTCGTCTGAATTGTGAATTCGCAAAACTGCCCCTTGGCCTCTTTAATCAACCAAAAGGTTTTTTCTGGACCTTCGGCTGTCTCAATATCGTGATTCGCGAAACAGTAGAGAAAATGTCCGTTCTGGACGACTTCGAGGAATGGCGTGCCGCCTCCCTTGCCATTCTTTGCCTTGGTAGATTTCTCGCGAACTTCGGAAACGATGCCTTTGCCTATGGGAAGACTTGGAGATTGCGCGCTTGCGGGCATTGGCGCACCAGAGGGGATATTTGCTTTGGGCGGTCCGGAGGGGGAAGACGCGGCAGCGCTAGTTTCCTGGGGCCGCGCTGCCGCGCCGGCGGGTTGTGGTGCGGGCTTTTGGCTGGCGCCTTGCGAGGGTTTGTTGTCGTTGAATTTTACAGTTGCGCCAGCATTCTCAAATTTGAATCCGACTGCCTCAAGCTCTTTCTTTGACGGCTTTAGGCCAGCGTCCTCGACAACGTGGTTCCAGAGGTTTGTGATCGCAGCCTGTTTGATCGAGGGGATATCCACCTCGGAAAGTGGGAGATAGTAGTCAGTCTTCGTCCAACGCGTGCGCTTATTGCCTTGACACGCGGCTTTGCAGAAAGGTGCGTTTTTATCTTGGTTCTCAACCTTACGCCACTCAATGTCAGCCCCGCAGTGCTCGCAAGCGTACTTGCTACGTTTCGCGTAAAAATCGTCATACGTCGACCGGTTACCCATCGCTCGAAAGGCTTGCATCCCTCGAATCCACGTAGCCCAAACCTCGAAATCAATGTAGGGGCCATCCACTCCATCGTATTTCTTCTCCTGAATTCCGCTATCCGGCTGCACCGTAATTCCAGCCCAGGAGAGAACCTGCTTACAGGCATGCTTAGTAAGGTGAATGGTTTGTTTGTCGCCTTCGCCATACAGCGCGACGTCCGAAGGATCCAAGTGCACGGCGATTAACTTTACGATTCCCTTCCGGAACGCAATCTGCTTCTCTGCTGCTGCGAGCATCTGGTCGACGGTCTGATCAGCCACCAGAAGCGTTGCCTGCGGCGCCGCGGCGATAACTGCTTGCGGTTCCGGCCCATGCCCGTTCACCTTTCCTTCTGTCACTTCGCCCATAACTGCTCTCCTTTACGCTTTCGCGAGTCGCCCGTTTTTCACGCAGTACCAAACGTCAGCCTTGATGCCCTTTTCGCCAATGTGCCCGACCAAAATTCGCGGGTGATTCTTTTTGTTTAGATAAGCCAATGCGAAACACCCGTTTTCGCCAGCCCTTGCCTGACCACCGATTCCGGCGACCATGGCAATTCCGTCTTTGCCTTTTACTTCCGCCGTGGAGGAGTAACCGCTGCTCGCTGCCGTGGAGTAGTCCCCGCTGCTCGCTGCCTTGGAGTAGTCCCCGCTGCTCGCTGCCTTGGAGTAGTCCCCGCTGCTCGCTGCCTTGGAGTAGTCCCCGCTGCTCGCTGCCTTGGAGTAGTTCCCGCTGCTCGCTGCCGTGGAGTAGTTCCCGCTGCTCGCTGCCTTGGAGGAGTAACCGCTGCT